ATTCACGCCAGAGCGGACGCAGGCCACCGAGTCGCGGCTAGAGGCAATCTATGAAGCTGCCAAGTACGGGCTAAAGGGTGACAGCCTCGCTATGGCCGCTGGCATGACCCCGCGGCAGTTCCGCATACTGGCGGAGTCTGACCCGCTGGTCGAGATGGCTGAAGCCAAGGGGCGCAGCGAAGGTGAGTACATTGCCGGCAAGACCATGTACGAAGCTGCGCGCGATGGCGACAGCAAGGCTGCGCTGGAGATACTCAAGCATCAGCACGGCTGGGTAGCCAAGCAGCAAATCGACGTAAACATCGACCAACAGATAAGCATTACAGGCGCACTGGAAAAAGCACAAACGCGCGTCATCGAAGGGCTGTACACTGACGTGACACCCCGCCTAGAGGATAATACAAATGCAAGCGCCAATATACTCAGCCCAAGACGAAATGGAACTAATGGCAAGGTTGTGGTCCCCCAGCCTGAAGGATGACCCCCTAGCATTTGTGCTGTACACATTCCCGTGGGGCCAGCAAGGCACGCCGCTGGAGCATTTCCCCGGCCCACGTAAATGGCAGCGGCAGATACTTGCCGACTTGCGTGACCACATTAAGGCGAACAACGGCAAGGTAGACTTTAACACGGCACGGCTGGCGATTGCGTCAGGACGCGGTATCGGTAAGTCTGCCTTAGTGTCATGGCTTGTCATCTGGATGCTGTCCTCACGCATCGGCTCGACGACTATCGTGTCGGCAAACTCCGAAGCGCAGCTACGCAGTGTCACATGGGCAGAAATTACCAAGTGGCTGGCAATGTCGCTCAACAGTCACTGGTTCGAGATAGCCGCTACACGCATCATGCCCGCCAAGTGGCTGACGGAACTGGTCGAGCGTGACTTGAAGAAAGGTACGCGCTACTGGTCAGTCGAGGGCCGGCTGTGGTCTGAAGAAAACCCTGACGCATACGCAGGGGTTCACAACTTCGACGGTGTGATGCTGATCTTCGACGAAGCCAGCGGTATCCCAGATAGTATCTGGTCGGTCAGCGATGGTTTCTTCACAGAGAATACACCGCATCGGTTCCATCTGGCGTTCTCCAACCCGCGGCGCAACACTGGCTATTTCTACGAGACGTTCCACAGCAAGCGGGCGTTCTGGAATACACGGGTGATTGATGCCCGCGATGTCGAGGGTACAGACAAGAACCTGTACCAGCGCATCATCGACGAATACGGGCCAGACAGCTACCAAGCCAGTGTCGAAGTGTACGGTAACTTTCCGTCAGAAGGTGACGATCAGTTCATCGGCAGCACTCTGGTTGATGACGCTATGAAGCGGCCACCCATCAAAGATGACAGCGCGCCCATCGTCATAGGCGTCGATCCTGCACGGTTCGGGGCGGACGCCACCGTCATAGCTATACGGCAGGGCCGTAGTATATTAGAATTGCGGAGACACCGCGGCGCCGACACTATGGAAGTGGCCGGCTACGTCGTCGACGCCATAGAGCAGTTCCAGCCTGCGTTGGTCTGCATCGACGAAGGCGGCCTAGGCGCTGGCGTCGTGGACAGGCTAAAGGAACAGCGGTACAAGATACGCGGCGTGAACTTCGGCAACAAAGCCAAGAACCAGATCATGTGGGGCAACAAGCGCGCAGAGATGTGGGGCGCCATGCGTGACTGGCTCAAGACAGCGCACATACCCAACGACAGGTTTCTGAAGACAGACCTCATCAGCCCGCGCACCAAGCCAGATAGTAAGGGTACGCTGTTCCTTGAAAGCAAGAAAGATATGAAGTCGCGCGGACTGGCGTCACCTGACGCAGCAGACGCCATAGCGGTCACGTTTGCCTTTCCTGTAGCATCACAGGATTTTCGACAAGGACGCGTTGACAGACGCTCTCCAAGCAGGTATTCTCCCGCAGGAGTTTCTACAAGCTGGATGGGGTCTTAATCATGGTAGCCAAAAAAGGCTTGTACGCCAACATTCACGCCAAACAATCCCGCATTGCCGCTGGGTCAGGTGAAAAGATGCGTAGCCCCGGCGCTAAGGGCGCCCCTACAGCTAAAGCGTTCAAAGAAAGCGCCAAGACGGCCAAGCCAGCTAAAAAGGGTAAGTAAATGCCATCAGGTAAAAAAAATATTTACGGCACACCAAGCGGACGCGCTCCAGTTAAAATGCCGAAACCTGTACAGGTACCTGTACAGGTTATCCGCACAACTGTGGCAATGAAGCCAACACCAACAAAGAAGAAATAATGGCTGATCCGACAGGCATTAACAAGGTAGGCGACGTAGCTGACCGCGGTAGCGATCCAGCGAACACCCGTGGCGACCCTGATACAATGGCAACCATGCGTCATCGGCTACAGATGACGATGGCAGCTTATTCGGACAGCCGTGAAGATGAACTAGACGATCTACGGTTCATGGCCGGCAGCCCTGACAACCAGTGGCAGTGGCCTGCTGACGTATTGGCGACCCGCGGCGCGGTGCAGGGCCAAACGATTAATGCACGGCCATGCTTGACAATTAACAAACTCCCGCAGCACGTCCGTCAGGTGACGAACGAGCAGCGCCAGAACCGCCCAGCCGGTAAGGTTATCCCTGTCGATGACAATGCTGACATTGAAGTGGCAGCAATCTTCGACGGTGTCGTGCGGCACATTGAGTATATGTCCGACGCTGACGTTGCTTACGACACAGCCTGCGACAATCAAGTAACGTATGGTGAAGGTTACATTCGTCTAATTACAGAATATTGTAACGAAGAAACCTTTGATCAAGACGTTCGCATCATGCGTGTTCGCAACTCGTTCTCAGTTTACATGGACCCAACGATCCAAGACCCATGCGGCGCTGACGCTGAATGGTGCTTTGTCACGCAAGACATGACTAAAGACGAGTATGAGCGCGAATTTCCAGACGCGTCGCCCATTTCGTCGATCCTGTCTACCGCCGTTGGCGATGAAAGTATGTCGGCATGGCTGGACGAAGACACTGTCCGCATTGCGGAGTATTTTTACTACAAACGCAAGCGTGAAACGCTGAATTTGTACCCAGATAACGTATCTGCGTTCAAAAACACCGATATGGATAAGCAATTACGCGCCATGTACGGCAAACCCGTCCGCACACGCGAAGTAGACCGCAAAAAAGTCATGTGGATGAAGACCAATGGCTATGATGTGCTTGACGAACGCGAGTGGCCGGGCAGTTGGATACCCGTCGTGCGCGTTGTAGGCAACGAATTTGAAGTGCAAGGCCAGATTTACGTATCTGGTCTGGTGCGGAACGCCAAAGACGCACAGCGTATGTACAACTACTGGACCAGCCAAGAAGCAGAAATGCTGGCGCTGGCGCCAAAAGCGCCGTTTATTGCCTATGGCGGACAGTTTGAAGGCTACGAAAACCAGTGGAAGACTGCCAACACGACCAACTGGCCGTATTTGGAAGTCAATCCAGACGTTACAGACGGCGCTGGGAACACATTACCGCTCCCGCAGCGTGCAGCACCCCCGCTGCCCCAAACAGGTCTAATACAGGCTAAAATGGGCGCTGGCGAAGACATCAAGTCTACCACCGGCCAGTACGACGCATCTTTGGGCGCGCAAGGCAACGAACGGTCTGCAAAAGCCATTACCGCACGCGAAAAGCAGGGCGATGTTGGCACGTACCACTATGTAGATAACTTAGCCCGTGCAATCCGTCACATTACCCGCCAGCTTGTCGATATTATCCCTAAGATTTACGATACACAGCGTATTGCGCGCATTATTGGTGTAGACGGCGAAGTCAGCATGGTCAAAATGGACCCAATGCAGCAAAAGCCTGTTAGAGAAATTCGTGACCAAAATGGCGGACTGATTGAAAAAATATACAATCCGTCAATCGGCACATACGACGTTATGGTTACTACAGGCCCCGGCTACATGACCAAGCGTCAAGAGGCGCTTGACGCCATGTCGATGATTCTGCAATCTAACCCAGAACTTTGGTCTGTGGCTGGCGATCTGTTCATCAAGAACATGGATTGGCCCGGAGCGCAGGAAATGGCGAAGCGGTTCAAGAAAATCCTTGACCCGAAGGTCTTGGAAGAAGGCGATCAGTCGCCAGAAGTCATGGCTGCCAAGCAACAGATTGAAGCCTTGTCGCAAGAACTCAACCGCGTGTCTGACATCATGGAAAACATCCAAGATAGCGCAGAGCAGCAAAAGATTGCTATCGACAAGTACAAGGCCGAGGTGCAGGCTTACGAAGCTGAAACTAAGCGCATTTCTGCGGTGCAAAACAGTATGTCACCTGAGCAAATTCAGGACATTGTCATGGGTACAATCGCCGCTGCGATGGACACAGGCGATTTGATTGGCGGCGCGCCTGAAATGCGTGAAATACCGCAGATGGAAGAACAGATGCCTGAAGCGCCAGAAATGCCAATGGAAATGCCTGAACAAGCCCCTGAAGGGATGATGTAATGAGTTGCGCTGATTTTGTAGGGACACTGTTTCTTGCGCGCGATGTAGCACATTCGGCGCATCTAAACACACGCAGCTTTGCCAAGCATTCTGCGCTAAACACCTTTTACGACGAAGTCATTGATTTAGCTGACAAATTTGCCGAAGCTTACCAAGGAAAATATGGCCTAATTGGACCTATTTCGCTTATGACAGCTAAAAAAACTAACAACATTGTTGCGTTTCTTGAAGGTCAAGTAGACGAACTTGAGAAAATGCGGTATAAAGTCGTCGATAAAGATTGCACACCGATCCAAAACATTATCGACGAAATTTTTGGGCTGTATTACTCGACTTTGTATAAACTCAAATTTTTGGCGTAAATTATGCAAATAGGTTCTGTACCCGAAGCAGTAAAATTAAATACTGCTAATGGGCAACCAGTTACTAATATAAACCCGCTGCCAACAACCGGCGGTGGAGGTGGTGGTGGCGCTGTTTTAGATGCCTACGCAGTAAATGATTTAGACGGCACTGACCCGCTTTACATCGGTAAAGTTACTGCTGCCGGTGTGTGGCTGGCGCAGGAATACTCCGCATCGGCGGGGACAATGCGGTATGCCAATCTGTCAAACAATGCCGCGTATACGACCTACCCATCTGCATGGGCGGCTAGAGCCAGCTTGACATATGGACTATTCGAGACTTTGACAGGAGTTTAAGATGGAAAAATCTTTTAACTCGTGTAAAATACGTTTTTTGGCATAAGGAAGTATCATGGCAAAATCAATCATCACTTGTAACAATTTACTCAAGCTAATCTTTAACGCTACGGCTTGGGCAAACATGGCGGACAATGCTGCGTCTTCGCCGTATACTAGCTTGTATCTAAGCCTTCACACGGCTGATCCGGGCACTGGTAACAGCCAGCTAACCAACGAAACCG